GGCCATGCAGCAAGACCTAGTTGACTACGCGATGGCCCTGCTCGGAGGATTCGTAAGCGGGGGTGCGAGAGGACACCGATAATGCCTGAAGAACCCGTAGTTGCAGAAGTCGAAAAAGAGAAGCACATCTCCGAAGTCCGGCGCAAAGCTGTCCAGATGCGCTGGAGTCAGGTCAAGGAGGACCGAGAGGACTGGATTCGACCATTCAATGACCTTCGAATCGACCGCGCCCTCGAATACCACCATGACTTACAGAACATCTGGGAAGAGGGCGCTCGAATCCTGAATGAGCGCATTGGAAATGAGAAGCACATCAAGTGCTCGGGGCCGAGGTGTGGGAAAGACCTATCAGGCTTGAAGCCGAACGGCATGCCCAAGTGGATTTCTAAGAAGGATTTCAACGACATAAAGCATCCTGGCGTCATCAAGTCGCTCTACTTTTGTAGTGAACTTTGCCACAATACTTGGGTCCACGCGCAACAGGGTGGTGGCGGCACAGATGGAAAATAAACTTTGGGCGAGCGGGGAGAGTCGTGCTACTCCCGAATGTCAAACGGCAACGCACGAGCCATGTATCCGGCCTAGTTCAAAGCCGCCTCGCCCCGCGAATTGAGGATTTTCAAATGAACAGACGAGACTTCATTTCTAAATTGGGAATCGGAGTGGCTGCCGCCGGTACTGCCGCTGTCATTCCATCCACTCCACAAACACTTGAAGATGGCAGTCTGCGTCCGAAGTGTCCTAGCTGCGGCAAAAAGATGCTGGTTCGCCCGCGGGATGGCGGCTGGGCTATGTATGCTTTCTGTGGGCTAACGACTTGTAAGAGATATGGAAAGCGGATTGGCCTGAAGCCACAGGAATAAATGAACCTCGACGCTGTAGAGAAATTCGTCAACGGCCTTCCTGTCAAGGATCGTGACTCACATCTTTCGGTTCCCTTCATATTCAAGTTCAACCAGAAGAAGTTGCACTTAGCCGCCCAAAAACAAATAGATGCTGGCAAACCAATCAGGTTGGTTATCGACAAGGCCCGACGCGTAACAGCTTCCTCTTGGACCGAAGCCCTACTTTTCTGTCATGCCATTTGCCTTCCCGGGTCGCATTCCCTGATCGTTGCCCATGAGTTCAAGACTTCGAAGGAACTATTCCGCGTACCGAAGGACTTCATCCCGGCAGTACCGTTCCTGAATATCAAGCAGATCGAGCGGCAACTGACCTTCCCCCGGCCCTCTGGGCAGGACAGCCTGATCCAGATTATCACCGCCGGCAAGGATACCTCTGGCCGAGGGTTCACGCTTTCGGCACTCCATGCGAGCGAGTGCGCCCACTGGGTTTCCCCGGATGCGTTCATTTCTCTGCTGCCGGCGCTTTCGGGCCACAAGGAAACCATCGGAGTGATCGAATCGACGCCCAACGGATCGGAAGGCGATGGCGAAGTATTCCATGATATGTACTGGGACGCTGCCGAAGGCAAGAGCGAGTGGGAAGCAGTATTTCTAAGCTGGACCGATGATCCGGCCTGCGTAGCGCCGGAAGAATTCGCAAAGGATGCACCCGCCGATGAAGAAGAAAAAGAACTGCTTGCCCGGGGATTCTCGAAAGCACAACTCGCATGGCGGAGACTCAAGATCAGTTCCCCGGAGTGCGGCGGGAATATCGACACTTTCCACCAAGAGTATCCGACAACTGCTGAAGAATCATTCATTGCTTCTGGCCGCCCTGCGTTTACGGGTGAAGAGGTTCGTTGGGCAAAAAAGAACGTAAGACCGCCGAAGGCTAGGGGGTTTCTTGAAAAATCACTCGAAGGGGAATTCAAGTTCCGAGAGCACTACAAAGGCGACCTCCACATCTGGGAAGACCCTCGGCCCGGCGATTATTACTACGCCGGAATGGACGCTGCGCGTGGAATCGAAGGACGGGACTTTAGCGCAATGGTGGTTTGGAATGGAAATACGGGACATCAAGTCGCTCGGTACTCTGCTTATTGTATTCCTGAATTGTTTGCTACGTATGGCGCATCCATCGGAAGGCATTATAACCGTGCAATGCTCAATCCCGAACTTACTGGAGGCTACGGATACACTGTACTCTCTATGCTCCGAGATGGGCTTAAATATCCCAACATCTATTTCTGGAAAGGTAAGGACGACAAAATCGCAGGATCAAAATCCCGTATGACCTTCGGATTTGAAACTACTGGGCACATGCGCACCGTGCTTTTCGAGCAGTTGCGCGTCGGACTTCGGGAAGGTTCAGGCACCGCCGGTGACTACGGAATTACAATCTTCGATGATGCCCTTGCCAGCCAGATCGAGCGCTGCACCATCAAGGACGTTAGGCCCGAAGTCGAGGAAGGCCACGATGACATACTTTTCGGAGCGATGCTCGGCAATATTGCCATGCGGCAGTACGCTCCCCCGAGAAGCCCGAATCCAGTGAGGCCCCAGGCCGATGAAGACATGGCTGACGCTATCCGTCAGATTCGAGGCCGAGGGGATACGGTACAGTACGAGCCGGAAGCGGCGATGCGCCGACACTTCGAAATGATTTCCCGATTGATAGACCATCCGAAAAAAGATGACGAGGAAGAGGTAGCCTAAATGCCGGGCAAACACGGCTCTCTTGAAGAGAGGTTGTGGAGAAATATCGTAAAATTATCTGATGGCTGTTGGGTGTGGCTCGGCAATTGTAACCATCGAGGATACGGTCAGATCGGAGAAGGTGGTCGGGGGCGAAGAATGCTTTCCACTCATAGAGTTTCTTGGATGGTATCGTTCGGTGCGATTCCTGATGGTCTATTCGTACTTCACAAGTGCGATAATCCACCGTGTGTTAATCCAGGGCATCTCTTTCTAGGAACGCAATTAGATAATATGAGAGACCGTTCCGCTAAGGGGAGAGCGCCTACCGGAGATCGCAATATAATGAGAAAATGGCGACCAGAATCAAGAGAGCGGGCGGAAAAGATTCGAGAACTTTTCAAAACAGGGACATATACCCAACGACAGTTAGCTGATGAATTTAATGTTTGTCCATCGTATGTATCACAAATATTGGCTGGGAAAAGATGGGGAGGTGTACCACGGCGGCTTACGACATAAATCCAAATGACCCGAAAGCAATCGCACGCCTGCTAGTCGCTCTGGCCATCGAACAGGGCGGAGAGTTACGCTTAAAGGGCGTCGCTTACGATTCTCTCGAAAAAGGTTATGCTTTACTGCTAGAATACGACCGAGTTACGTCAGAAATTGTAGTGCGGGTGACGAGCGGGAAGATCATGCTCGTTCCACCGGAGAGTGCCGCATGGCTCCGACCAAAAGAGGAAGTTCCGATCAATGCAGCCCAGACCCAGGCACAGCAGGAAGTGATTCGTCGGAATTGGCGGTCGGACGAGCAACTGGCGGACCTGGAAGAAGCCCTCGAAAGGAAGCAGGCACTAGCCCGGGAAGTGGCCGACGGGAAGGGGACGAAGTTTCGGACGGTGCCCCCGACTTCTCCGGCCTAAGCAGCCAGAAAGTATGGGGCAAGATTTGGAAGCAGTTCGGCCAGGACGTGTTGAGCAAAGAGGCGCATGCGGATCGGAAACTTCTTATCGGGCTGTCTAGTACAGGAGATGTACTGGCACCTGAGTTTATGGCTCCGAAGGATTACGCGGACTTGATTTTCAAGGTTCGGGAATCACTGAAGGATGAAGGCGGCTCGACGCAAGAAAGTGCGATTGAACAGCTTCAGAAGTTCCTAAATACTGCCGCAGTTCCGAGGAAAGTGGAAACCGTGCAATGATCGTTCCAACGTGCCCACATTGCGGCAAGCCGATGCAACCGAATGAGGCAGCTTCGACCAGAGAATCGGAGCAATACATTTGTGGGTGCCAGGGACTCGGAATTGTTCACCACATGAACGTCCACAAGGGGCAGAGGAAAACCTAAAATGCCTCCGTTTACCGTATTCCGCACGGCCCAAGGCGCTACTCCACAGAACAGCGGTGACTCTGGATCAGAAAAGGACCTACGCAGCCGACAGTTGGATGAATTAGTACGCATCAGCGAGGACGCCCGCAGAGAAGTCTACGGACCAAATCACGACGAAGATACGAACAATTTTTACAATCTGAGGGACAGGACCCGCAAGACGCCCACATTCCGCCCGCAAATCCGCGCTCCGCAGCTTCAGATTTTGCTTCTCTCCGACGCTACCGACCTGACCGACGCTTCGATCCGCGTCCACATCAATCACAAAGAGAATGGCCGAGACGAGCAGCGCGAGAAAGCCTTCCAGGAGCATTGGAAGCAGGAGAAATTCAACTTCTATCTCTTGCAATCGCAGATATTTGCGCAGTTCGGAGGAACATCGTTCCTTCAGATCGGATATGATCCGCTTGCTCGGCAGGGAGAAGGAAATACCTGGCTCCGAGCACGTAAGCAGCAAGGAATTTACGTCGATCCGATCAGCCCGTGGCCGGATGACTGGACTTGGTGCTGCATCGAGGATCAGGTATACCTCGATGAGATCAAATTGCGCTTCCCCGACCATTCCGACCAGATCAATCCGAAGACGGCCAAAGCCGAAGCGCTGGCAGGCCCTCCCGCCGGCGGAATTGAGATGCCTCCCGGGCCAATGTCGGTAACCGTTCGAGGGCTTCCCGGAGGCCAGCAGTACAACGCCGATGGACTCCTCCGATTGCGTACCCTTTACGCCAAAGATTCTACGCTTCGAGAGCCGACCGACGCCGAAAAGACAGAATTCGCCAAGCGCTCGATGCCGATCCCGAAGATGCTCCCGAAATACCCGAATGGCAGAATGATTGTCGACGCCGAAGGGACCATCTTGGTAGACGGCGACAGTTGGGTGCCGCTTCAACTCATGTGGCCGATAGTTCCGGTGTGGGCGCTTCCTCCCTACGATACGGTGTGGGCACCGGCCCCTTCGAAGATCACCAAGAGTTTGCAGGACGCCTCGGAACGGCTGATGACGCAGACTTTCGAGAACGCCTACCGGACGAACAATGCGGTGGTGGTCATCAATGCTGCCTCAGGCATCACAGCGGATTCGATTGGGGGTCTTCCGGGAGAATTGATCGTAGTCGATCCGAACTCTCCGCAGAACTCGATTGAATTTAAGTATCCTCCGCAGATGCCGGCGCAGATGGTCCAGCTTCCGATGCAATACCTGCAACTTCAGAAGGAACTTCAGGGATTCACGCAATCAAGACAGGGAAATCCCGGAGCGGGCAACATTTCTGCCGATCTATTCGAATCTTCGGTGAGTCAGTCGCAGTCGATTACTCGCCTGAAATCAAGACTTTTCGCATATTCGGTGCAGCGTGCAGCGGAACTGGCGTTTTACACAATGGCCACTTTTCAGACGAACAAGCGCACGTTCTATTCCAGTCGGAAGATCAAGAAAGCGGTACGTGAGGCCACCGTATGAGCGGAGCCCAGGGCGCACTCGGCATGTTGATGGACAAGCTGAAACAGTCCGCTCCGAGCGAGGATCAGAAGAAGCCCGAAGAACAAAGCGCCGATATGTCAGACAAGGTGGTGTGGGAGCCGGCGGAAGCGGCAGACCGCTACGACATCCGACTCGCGGAAGGTTCGATTCGGCCCATGTCGGAATCAGCCCTTCGAGCGCAGATTATCGAACTGAAGAAAGTAGGCATGATCGACGTGGCTCACGCGCTTGAGATTTTGGACATACCCGACTGGGAAGAGATCGCCGAGGCCGTGCAGAAAGAGATGGAACTTGCGGCGCTTGCCAAAGTGGGACGGAAATGAACACTTGGCGATCAGTCGCCTACACGGCTCGCTTTTTTAATCGCTCTCCCATCACGATTCGCCATCTTTGTCAGAACGGAACCTTCGCTGCTTTCGGAATCCCCACCTACAAAGACAAAAAGGGACGGTATTGGATTTGTATAGCTGCCGAAGGTGTCTTGCAGTTGCCCACCGATTAAAGCAAAACTCTCCGCGTGCAATCGGATCACCGAACCAAATTCGAACTTCTCGAACTTGATCCTTTCTGGGACGAGAACGGATGGCGTTCCGTCCGAGTGGCGATAGATGGTGTTCCCGCCCTTCCTTTCCAACTCCACAAAACCCAAATGAAGAACCCCTCTGACGAAGATGAAGTAATTGAGTATGCGTTTCGGGGAGCCATCAACATGATCGAGAAGTTCGGAGATGCCCGGAATCCGAAGAATTATTACGACGATGGGAGGGTCAATTGAAAAAGCGCGGCGCGTGGAAGCGCGGGATGCGAAAGACCGGAACCCGTCGTTGAACCGAGGTTGAGCAGCATAGTCGGGGAGGACTCTCCCGAAAGGGATACCTCGACGGAAAGGAGTCCGAAAAATGGCGAGGCGCAAGCATCACCGCGGCGGAAAGCGCAAGTAGTTAGGCCGCAGACAATTTGGGAAGGTCTGGCAGGGATGTGACTTGCGGCGCATCCCTGCATATTTAGGAGGAACGAAATGCCGGAAAAGTTTTCGAGCAAAAAGTACGACCTGTTCATTACCCCCATCGACGAAGAGGGCAACCGGACCAAGAACGATCCGGATACAGCGAATCCCCCGGTCGAAATCGACCCTCCCGATCCGATGGACCTAGCGTACGGGCTTGATCGCGGGAATTCGTCTCGCGGCGGAAAGAATCCTTCGCGTGGCTAGTGGCGGCATCGGCCCAGCGCTCATGGCGATGCTTGCGGCCAAGCAGCAAGGCGGAGCAGGCACCGGAGCTACTGGTGCGGGTCCCGCCGACTCGGAAGTGGGCAACGCTTCGGCACAGTTACAGGGGGCCGACCCTGCTTACGCGCTCAAGGAAATCAATTCGATCAAGCAGTCGATTTCGAACAACATTGCTTCTCTCTCTAT